CTTTTTCTCAACTGCATAATTCAACATGATTGAAAGGGTCGTCTTGGTCTGTTTCGTATAATTCAAGGATAGGTCACCGAAAGTATACATTTTTTCTGTAATATTACGAATCATATTCTCGTCTATATTTCGAACAAGAACATCGTCAGATATAACTTTTTGAATATGTTTCATCATCTTTGGAACTTTGGTCCAACTTGTTCTTTTTACATGTTGTTGATAATAAACAAACCACTCTTCGTAAAGCTCCTTGAAAGTGATGTCAGATTTATCATAATTACTTAAAGCTTCCTCTATTTTTTTGTCTAATATTTTCTGTGCATTCTTCCAGGCTCTGGAAGAATCACTTGTTAGAACAGTACTTGTCTTTTTCCATTTTTCGGTATAGGGATCTTTGTATCTTTCTATAAACTTATATCTTCCGTTGCCTAAAGATTCGCTCCACATTGTGTATACCTCAATTCTTTGATACAATAGGCATGACTAAATAAGCCTATCGTTTATTTTGTTTTGCACGCCTGTCTTTGGTCGGAGGGGCGTGTTTTTTATTTACTCGTAATAGCCTTGTTCGATTGCTTCTAATGTTTGAATTTCACCAGATGTTAATTCTCTATCTTGAATACTTTTTATTTCATTATATATACGTCTTGCATTTTCAGAAGTTCCTTCAGGCAATGTTGTTTGCTCAGCTTGACTACCATTAAATGAATCTTCATATTGACCGGAACCTACTACATAAGTTTCGTTTTCACTAGCTCTGACTGCTTCTTCCCAATCCTCGGCTGTCCAGCCTTCAGCCTTTGCTTTTTCCCACTCAGCTTCACCTTCTTGCCAGCTTGCTGGCATATCGGAAAGGCCTTCGTTATAGGAACTATCTTCATTGGGATTATTTGTATTGGCTAAAGATTTTGTTTCTTCAGGCTTTTCTAATTCAGTCAAATCAATTTCATAAATACCTATTTCTTTATCTTCATACATAGCTATCATTTTAACTGGGAAATCTAAGTTGTCCAGAGAGTAAGTCTCTATTATGTCCACGGTTTTATCGGGTAACAGTTCATCAGAACGAGAGTTTTCTTTATCAACTTGCTCATTATATGATTCGACATCATCTGTTGATCCAAATGCATCTAAGCTATAGTAGGTGTTATCGAGATCAACCTCAGAAGTTTCATTCTCTTGTTTAAATAAAACGTAATCATTAATAATATCAATAGGTGTGATATTGTTATCTGAAGTATTCTTTAATGAATACGTTATATATAACCCATAGCCATCTTCAGACGGACTTTTAACTATTTCAGAATTTTTATAAGTAAGTTCAAACTCGTCAGTAATGATTTTCCCATATTCGAAGTCAGCTTTCTGTTCTTCAGAAACAGAAGTCGTTTGAGAAGTTGTATCAGTTGGGGGAGTTGTACTTTCTTCATTATTAGAACATCCGGTCATTATTAAACCAACAAACAATAAGCACGGTACGACTTTTTTCATCTTCTTTCCTCATTTCTCTGATATAATATATTTGTACTATCTCAGAAATGAGTAACCCTTATCGAAGCTGGTCCTTTGATAGGGGTATTTTTATCTTGCATATTTAACATCGTAGCCCATCCCAATACTAAATTCTTCTATTAATTGACTGTAATTATAGATATCATCGTATTCGCTGGTGAAATAGCTTATCATAAATCTATTTGCAGCATATTCCATTTTTGACTTTAAGACAAATGAGAGTTTATAAAGCTCGTAATTATCTTGATCCTCACAAGCATGACCCAATTCATGAAGTAAAGCCCTCTTCATTTCAAAATCATTCAACTTACTATTCAATGCGATAATATTTACAATCGGAAGATATTTTCCATGATCTTCCAAAAACTCATCATAAACTATTGTTATGTTCAACTTTTCAACAATTTCTAAAATCTGAGCATCCAAACAAACACCCTCTTATATTTTTCCGTCCAAGTATGCTTTTGCAATCCTCTCTAATACTTCACGGTCATTTTCAGAAACTTCTTTACCGTTATAACTCATAACAGATTTTAAAGCTTCTTCTATGGTCAATTCTTTTTGTTTTTCGGACATACCCATGTGTGGGTTATCTGTTCTTCCTAAAAGATAATCAGTGGACACATGGAAATATTCAGCGATTTTCGCTAATTTGTCTACAGATGGAGCGCTTTTTCCCCATTTAGTAATTGAACCGCTTGATAACCCGGTACGCCTTTCCAACTCAGCAAGGCTAATATTCCTCTGTTTAGCCAGCTCTTTTATTTTACCCAAAACGTCCATTTTTACACCTCGGAAAATTTTTCATATTTTTCTGTTGACGTGGAAAATATTCCGTGATATATTATGTGTGTGAGACAAAGGTACACAAAATAACCCACGTAACAGTGGATGAAATAGCGATAATGTTTGGTGGCATACGCTTATTTCGTTGTGCTTTTATTATGGAATATTTTCCGAGGTGTGTCAATAGTTTTTTAGAAAATATTCTAATAGAAAGGAGGGATTTTGATTGTTGTATGAAAAAATTAAAAAACTTGCGTTTCAAAAAGATGTTTCTATTAACAAAATGGAGAGGGATTTAGGATTTAGCTCATCTTATATTTCTAAATGGAATAAATCAATGCCTTCAGCTGAAAAGTTGTTGAAAGTATCTAATTACTTGAACGTTTCTATTGAGATGTTATTAGAAAAAGAAAATCAAGAACAGAAAGGAGAAAAAGCATGAAAAAACCAACTATTCCGGAATTAATCAAAATGGCTACGGATAAGACTTCGATTTCTGAATGGGATAGGCGTGAAGATTTAATGATTCGTTTCAATGGGTTATCTCGTACTACTTTAAATACGTATCAAAAAGAGATGGAGAGTATTCCTGAATTCAAAGAGGGCGTTTTAAAACCAACCCATAGCGTAACTTGGATTCACCTTGGAACATTCCTTTGGTATTTGAAATGGAAAGAAGCTAACCGTTATAGATCAAAAAAATTGAAACCTTCAGAGGTTGCATGAAAAAGGAGGGACCAAAATGAAAATTACAATCGAGGCAACACCAGGGGAAATAACAAAATTGCTCCAAGCTGTCGGAAGCAACCTAGAGCAAAAATTAGTGAAAATTATTCATTATCCTAATAGTGTTTCGAAAGAATAGAAACATTTGAACAAATGTAAAGGAGGAAATATTAATGGATTTAATTATTGATGAAGGTGGCCATGGAGAAAAACATTCCAAATTATCTCGCATCGAGATAGAACGATTAGTTTTACTAAATATTGATGATTCCGTTATATCAATTGAAATCAAAAAGATCCCATTTGAAGATATGAGATCTAATACAGGTGTTGATTCTTCTAATTAAAAGTTCGCTTATCGCTTTTAAGCCAATCAACAGCTTCTTTAGGAAGATTATGCGAAGCCCAATGTTTGCGAACCTCTATCACTAGTGCGACATCATTTGAATCAATGACATTATTGATTTTATCTCGTATTTCTGATGCAGATAACGATGTATCTATGAGCCAAAATGAATCGAATCTTTTTGAATAAGCACCTAGAGATTTAATCGTATCATGTAGAGTTTCGTAATCTTGTTTAGGTTTGTGCAAATCATACGTGATTGCATAGAGAGCCATAAATTTCACCCCCTTATCAATTATTTCAGCCGACCACTGACTGATAAGGAAATTATACCAAAGAAAGGAAATTGAAAAATGACAAATTTAGCAATTATGAAAGATCAGCAAGCGGTAACAAGTAGTTTACAAGTTGCAGAAGTATTCGGAAAGAAACATCAGCACGTATTAAGAGACCTGTTGAATTTAAAAGAGGGTGTCCAAAATTGGACAGACTTATTTTTTGAAGATAATTACGTCCATCCGCAAAATAAACAAACTTATCCGCAAATTATCATGAATCGAGACGGCTTCACATTGCTGGCTATGGGATTCACAGGGAAGGCTGCATTGCAATTCAAGCTTAAATACATTGATGCATTCAACAAAATGGAAGATCGCATCAAACAGCAGCCACAGATTCCAACTTCGCCTCGTGAATTAGCAAAACTTGCTTTAGAAGCAAACGAAGAAACAAATCAACGCCTTGATAACATCAACACTCGTCTGGTAGACATCGAAGAAAATAAGTTGATCACTACTGAAGACAAAGGAACAATCGATCGTGCGGTTCAAAAGAAAGTCTATCAGATCTGCAAGGATCAACATCTTGGGCAAGGCGCAAAAAGCATGCTGTTTCAGGATTTGGGATCTAGCATCAAACAATTGTTCAACGTTCCAAATCGTGGCCGTATCAAAGACAAGGATTTTCAAAAGGTTCTGGGTTTTATTGATCATTGGCAACCGTCATCTGTAACCAAGGAACGAATCAATCAGATTCAAACAGAATTGGATATGGAGGATCGGGCATGAAAAAAGTGTATTGGCTCAGACGTGTAGCATTAATTCTCTCCACATTTGCTGTTGGGGTGTTGATTACAGGAGATGTACCAGCGTGGTTAAAAATTGCTTTTCCAGTTTTAGCTATATGGTGGCTAATGCTGTATGACGAAGCAACTTTTGAACGGAGAGTGAAGCGATATGAGTAGAGCAGAAGCGCTATGCATTGGTAAAGTCATTGCTGATCGATGGTACAGACACAACAAGCCGTTAATTCGATCTAGACAACATATCGAACGAATGAAACGAAAAAAAGAGTCTACACCAGTTCCCGCTAGTGTAGACCAAATGTAAACATTATTAGTTAAGGAGATTATACTATGAATTCATTTGACAGTCTAGGGGCAAGACAATTGCCGCCAGATGAACCAGATCCGATTGCATTTGATTGGCGTGGCAATCCCTTATACCAAGGTGATCTAGTCTATTCCATTGATGATCACTTCATCCATGAGGATGACCTGTTGGAGTACTGCAAATCAAAACTAGGAAAGCCGGTGCCGTTATGACAATAAAAGCAATTGTTCCTTTTGAGGATCTTTACAACCGAGACATAAAGAAAGCAGTTAAAAAGAATGTCCAAAAATATACAGACAAGCAAGGAGAGCCTCAAGAATATACTCTTGAATATCTTTCGTGGTCATACGGATGGCGAGAAATGAAGCGTATCGATCCAGAGGCATCAGAAAAAGTACACGAATTTCCAATGTTTGATAATCAATTTCGAATGATTGAAGGGGTTACGGTCCCTTATTTAAAAACACCACAAGGATTTTTCGTGAGAAACACTGTGACATTTCAAGGTAAGGCAGAAACAGAATGGCTGCCAATTGTTGAAAAAGCCAAGTATCCAGTATCTAATCCTAACAGTTTTCAAATTAACACTAGTAATAAACGCTGCTTTGTTAAAGCGTTGGCCAAACATGGATTAGGCTTGTATCTATATGCAGGGGAAGATATGCCAGAAGATATTTCTAAGCCAGAACTAATTAGCGAGGAACAAGTCGGCTATTTGGACGAAATACTCAATGTTGTTGCTCAAGCGACAGACACTGATTTTGAAATCCTTGTTGCAAATATACGAGAAAACACAAAAATACAAACACCATTTGATCAATTAAATAAAAATGAGTATGGGTCTATTTTGAATCGTGCAAATCGTTTGAAACTTGAAGCGGAAAAAATTCAGAAAGCTAAAATATCTGAACAAGCAGTACCGAAAAAGAATGAAACTAAATCATTTACATGGGGGAAAATATCTGATGAATGAATTAATCAAAACAGACACATCAATTCAGATTGACTATACACCAAGTACCATTGAAATCAAAAATGAAGCAGAGCTTGAAGCGCTTGTTAAAAATACCGCCAATCATTACAAAAGTTTGACCTTTAGTGAAGGAGACATCCAAGGAGCTAAAGATGCACGATCGTCTCTGAATAACATTATCAAATTGCTGGAAGAAAAACGAAAAGAAGTAAAAAACGGGTATTCAGAGCCGTTAAAAGCATTTGAAGCCAAGATCAAGACATTTGTTAATCAGATGGAAGCGGCAAAAGAAGGAATTTCTCAGAGCCTCGAAAAGTTCGAAACGAAAGAACGTGATTCCCGATTGCAGAAAGTGAAAGAAAAAATAGAGGATCTGTGCAGTGCATTAGGTGTCGATCCAAGTGAAATTGAAATTTCTGATCGATGGACAAATAAAGGTTCATTCACTGCTGCTAAGGGTGAATTAACAAAAGCGATCAGTAAAGAAATCACAGATACCATTAATGAAATCGTGACAAAGAAACAAACATTAGCAGCGAATAAACAAGCAGTTGAAAGCTATGCGCAGGCTGTTGGCTTAGATCCATTCTCTTGGGTTCGTTGGATCGATCAAGGCCACGAATTGCAAGAAGTCTTTGATCAAATCAATCAAGTCGTGGCAGAGCAAAAAGCTCGTATCGCTATAGGCGAAGAAGTTATCCAAGAAGTCAAACAAAAAGAGCATGTCCCCTCGGTGCCAATTGACTTAGAGACTGGCGAAATCAAAGAAGAATCAGTCGGAGAAAGGGAAACGCCGGTTTATGAAAAAGTCTCAACTATAAAGCTTGGAGGATCGGAAGCAAAATTTTTTGAGCTAAACAAACGAATTGTTGAATTAAAAATTGATGTTATAGAAGTGATTGAGTGATGCTAGCCAAGATTCTAAAGCAACAGGGGAACAGATTTCTACTGGAAGTTGACGAGAATGTGAATCCTGAGCACCTTGAAACGATCCGCAGGGGACAGGAGGGATTCGCAGAAATTCAGTTTATAGATAATGACCCCAGAAGTGCGAAGCAAAATGCATTGTCTCATTCATTGATCAAAGATATTGCTGAGAGTGAAAATATTCCACGCTATGAAGCGAAAGAGAAAATGCGAAACATTTATCAAAATACGTACGATTGTGAGTTCAGCCATGCTGAGGCTAGTAAATCAGAGATGAACCGATGGATTGACTTTCTAATCGAATACGTTGTTGCAGAAGGGGTTCAACTGCCTAGGCGTTATAACTATCTTCTGGAACACGATAGTTTCTTCTACTTCTGCTGCAAATACCGCAAATGCGCAGTAACTGGTCAATCAGGCGCGCAGATCCACCATGTAACAGCGGTAGGAAACCGACACAGGAACAAAGTCGATCATCGGAAGTTTCCATTTGTTGCTTTGAGTTGGAAGTACCACAATATCGCTCACAACTTAGGTCAAGAAGAGTTTATTCAAAAATATCAAATCAAACCAGTCTACTTAGACCAAGAGGCATTGATCAAGATCGGCATTATGAACAACGCCCAAATTATGCGATTTGATGAAGAATACGAAACGGAAGATTTGTTCAAGAAAGCTATTGAGGAGGAGTATCGTGAGTGATCACCGAAGTTATTTTGCAGTAATTCCTGCCAGTGTTAGATATGACGATACTTTAATACCTAACGCAAAACTTTTGTACGGAGAAATTACCGCCTTGTGCAATGAAAAAGGCTATTGCTGGGCAAGTAATGACTATTTCGCCAGTCAGTATAAAGTAGGTAAGTCTACTATTCAAAATTGGCTTAAGTCCCTTGAAGATAGGGGGTTCATATACAGAGAGGTCAAATACAAAAAAGGGACTAAGGAAATTGAAGCTAGGTATATCAGAATTCTAGACGGCCCCACCCAGAAAAATGTAGGGTGTAGCCCAGAAAAATGGGTGACCCCTCACCCAGAAATCTATCAAGATAATAATACATCTATTAATAATACATTTAATAATACAAATAAAGAAGAAGTTGAAACTCCTCCTGTGAAGTATTCTACCGAACACTTCACGCTTGCTTCGAAGCTTAAAAATAATTTGATATATGATTTTCCTAAAGAAATGAAAAAAGCCAACTTGGAAAAATGGGCAGATGTTATCCGCCTTATGGAGGAAAAGGATGATCGTACTATCAAACAAATGGAATATGTGATCAATTGGCTTCCTTCAAGTGAGTTTTGGTTTGGCAATATCAGAAGTGCTAAAAAGCTGAGAGAAAAATTTGACAGTCTCAAGTTTGAGATAAAAAAAGAAACAAGTAACCAAAAGCGAATGAAGAAACCTTTTATTCGAGAAGAACCATTGCCTGAAAGGTTCGTTAATCCTGAACCAGAGCCTGAAATTGCCCCAGAACGCCAAGCGGAAATAAATGCTAAGGTCCAAGCCTATCTAAACAAAAAGGGAGGTGGTTAGTTAGATGGATAAAGAAAAAAGTCTTGAAAAAAAGATTCGCCGGCAACGGATGGTTTACCTTGCGGAAAAAGTCGATCTTGAAAAAGACCCCGATGCCAAAAGAGAATGGGAAAAGCTTCGGAAGGATCTCTATGAAGGTGTAAACCCTGAAAAACGTTTAGTTGAGGTCCTGTATAAAGGGGACGTCATTTTTACAGGAAATAAGAAAACCGTTAGTGAGAAATGCAAGAAGTCCAAAGTCACTGTTAAAAATTTAATCCAAAGTGGGAAACCTGATAAACAAGGGCGAATTTACCGCTGGAAGGAGTAACCCTCAAGGTGTCCCACCATTTCATAGGAGGTGTCCCACCTGTTGGCTACGAAGAAAAAAAGACCCAGATACGCTATGGATGATGCAACCATCGAAAAGTTTCAGTGGTTGTGTGTGCAGCATCAAAAGCGGTCGGGCAAGAAATTATATCCCAAAGATACATTGAAAGAGTTGATCGACCACGAATATGAAATTCGAAAGAGTTTCGGTTAGGAGTGAACGATGACCAACAAGGAGTCGCTGATTAATAAAATTGTTGGAGATTTAGAAAATGATTTGGATCCAGAACAACTTAGGAAAGTAAATATGCTTCTATTGATGCATTTGGATTCCTTCGACTTAGTTAAAACTTCAACTGATGTAGTGATCTATGATGAGAGATCCGATGCAGCTGCATACCATCAATTTATGGTGTCAAAGAAGATTCAGGGGCTTTCAGACGGAACGTTGAAACTTTATATGCAGACGATCAACTTCTTCATGAGCAAGCTTAGAAAGCCGTTTAAGGATATCACCACAAATGACATTCGATTGTTTATTGCCAACAGGGAAATTCAGGATCGAATATCTAAAGGTACGCTTGCTCGTGAACGTGGCTGCATCGTTAGGTTCTTTCACTGGCTGTATATCGAAGAGTTTATCGATCGAGATCCTGGCGCAAGGGTGGAAAAGATAAAAGTACCCAAAAGGCGCAAACAAGAATTCAGCGAGCTTGAAGTTGAAAAGCTACGAATTGCTGCATCTAATGCGAAAGAAACGCTAATCATCGAACTGCTATTGAGTACTGGATGTCGAGTCTCTGAATTGGTTTCTCTCAATTTTAGTAACTATGACCAAGAAAATGATTCGATTGAAGTGATTGGAAAAGGCAACAAGCAAAGAACTTTATACTTTAATGCCAAGGCAAAGCTGGCATTGAATTATTACTTAAAAGAGGTGCCTCACATCACTGGTCCATTATTTTATGGACAGACGAGAGGGAAAGAGATGACTAATGCCGGAATCCAAAAGTTGGTCAATCGTCTAGGGGAACGTGCAGGTGTTTTGAATGTTCACCCACACAGATTCAGAAGGACAGCCGCAACACTTGCGAGAAGACACGGGATGCCGATAGAACTCGTTTCTAGGTTCCTCGGTCATGAAAATATTGAGACTACGATGGCTTACTCGATGATCAATGATGATGAAGTGAAGATCTCCCATCAAAAGTTTGTAAGTTGAGGTGAATATTTTGAAAAGAATTTATTACAACGAATTTCACGCGATTTTAGTAGATGAAACAGCAAGGACCTATCGTTTTATTACTAGTCAAGAAGGAAAAGCCTATGCGGATCAAATTGGTGTACAGGCGATTTATCGTAACGCTTTGAACCAAAGGGAAGAGTTTTTGATTGAATTGGGCTATAAAAGAACAAAGTAATCAATATATAGTGGGCGAAAATACGTTCCTACAATATATTGTGCATAACTTTGTGGATATGTGCATAACTTAAATTGGAGGGAATAACATGGATGTATTAATTGAATCAGTAGAGCAGTGGGCGAAAAACAAGGGACTTGATAAGGCAGATTCCAGCAAGCAAATGCTGAAAGTTGTCGAAGAAGTCGGAGAAGTTGCGGCTGCATTAGCTAGAAATGACCAAGATGCATTACGCGATGGCATCGGAGATGTTGCTGTGACCATTATTATTTTAGCTTTGCAAAACGACATGGATTTATACGAGTGCTTGAATTTCGCTTATGACGAAATCAAAGGGCGAACTGGGAAGATGGTCAATGGTGTTTTCGTTAAATCCAGTGACCTGAAATAATTCCAGAATTGGAAGAGATAACGGAATAGAGGAGGACAAATTATGTTAGGTATCGAATGTCCATATTGTGGGACGATTTATGAAACTGAAATTCACGAAATCGCTCCTGAAGAAGAATTTACAGAGGAACAGTGTCCAAGTTGCGAGAAATTTTATGCCTTTGAATACTATTTGCAACCAACGCTATTGAGCGTAAAAAAATTTAAGAAGAGTAGCTAATCGACAGAGATTGAAAACTAGAAATAATTACGTTATTGAACAGTGTGAAGTAGATTATGTATGAATAATAATTTGAATAGAATAAAAACTCTACAAATGCTTGGATAATAATTTTGATTGTAAAAAGTAATCGGTTGAGGATAGGAAGGCACTGATTGTCGACAAACCTTTTTATGTAAAGGCTTATTTTGGAAAAGATCGAAAATTTTTATTTTACCATATGGAAAAAATTTTGAAAAAACGAATTCGAGTTCTTTTTTGTTATCCTGATTAATTGAATTTAGTAAATTAATGATATTACTCTTAGTATTAAAAAAATCTTTTATTGTAATTTGTTTCTGGCTTCTCATTACATTTCAAGTCCTTTAAAGAAATATCGGATAATTAAATAATTTAAGTATACTATCGATATGTTTTTCGTGAAAAAATAATGGAAAAAACTATGAAAATTTCATGAGAAAAATATTGCTAAATTGGTACAAAATATTATAGAAAGAAAACTGTAATATAAAAATTAAAAACATTGGTATAGGAATAGCGGTTACTTTCTAGCTAAATAACGCACTGACAAAGCTCGGATTAAACTAAATAATTCGTTACAGTTTGTTGTCTATAGAGATTATCAACTTGGGTGATTTAAATGATCTAGTGGAATTAAGCAAAACACTATTACAAGAAATAATTGTGACGACGTCTGATTATCTTCCGAGTGATATATCTGGCTACTTAGAAATCTATGATTATTACAGAGAGTAATTCCACTATCCACCAAAATAGAAAACTGGAGGGAAAACATGAGCAAAGCAAGTTTGAGAATTATCGAAAAGAAAATCGCTGCTCTAGAAGAAGCGCTGGAAACTAACGACTTTGAGTTCATTTCAAAATGGCATGGAAACAGAATATTTGCTGAAAAGGATCTGGAAGAATTGAAAGCAAGACTGAAATCGGAGGAACTTCGATGAAGAAAATACCAGTTATGGTAATTAATGAAATTAACCGACTATCTGAAAAATATCGATCTTTGCATGATTTATATAGTGCGGACGTTGATTGGTTAATAAACGGAACACATTGGCTTAGTGGTGATGATTTAAAGCTGGCTAATTGGTTCAACACTAACACTATACTATTTGAAAAAGAATTCTTGAATCGGATAACTAATCAAAAAGCAAATTGAAGTCAGCTATCCGACGAAATAAAAAACTGATTGATAATGATATCAACCAGTAGGGGCTATAAACGATCGAGGATAGCGTTACTTATCATCGTTTTCTTTAAAGTAGTCATCAATGTACTCTTTAATTTTTTCAAAATCTTTAGTCAGAAAGAATTTAGAAGGAACTTTTATGATAGGAAGGTTGTTTTCATTATCAAAAGGAACGAATGGCTCAGGAAGGACCAAGTAGTCAACATTATCTTTGTCCCTAAGATAATTTACTGAAACATCGTAAAACTGAGAGAAATAATCTTTAAGGCTTGTATCTTTTTTAAAAAGAAGTCCCGGAGAAAATGGCGTATACGACATTACATTATTGAGCACTAAGACAAAACAAATTTTTTTCATAGATAAACCACCTTTCAGTTAGATTATATACTAATTAATAGAATTAATGTAAATGAATTGAAAATATCGTTATTTGATTTTTTGATAATAAAAAATCTTTAGATTGTAAAAAAACAAATAAGTCAGTAATCGTCAGCGATAACGGAAAAAAGACCCACTAAGAGTCTTCTTTTGGAACTATTGAAATTCCTTGTGTTTTCAGATCAACTGCAACACGTTCGGTCACTCTAACCATAAACTGTTGCTTAAGAATTTCAGAAAATTCATCAGAATACTCATTTATGTAAATACTCAGTTGTTTCAGAAATTCGTTAGGATCATCGCTTAATTCGATGACTCGTAATGGATACATCATTTCATTAACAGCATCAATGACGGCTATTGGAACAACTGAGTTTAGATCAACAGTAATTTTCATACGATCGCCTCCTATGGCGATTATATCATGAACGGAGGGATAAGATGTTCGGATTAACAAAGAAGAAAAAAGAATATGATTTAGCTGATCAAATTCCCGTAGATAATCTGAAAAAATATGTAGTCCAAGGATATGAGAAAGAAAAGGCTTTGGAATTGCAAATTGAACAGAAAGATTCTGAAATCAAAAAACTTCAAAATGATCTGCAGCAATTTGAAGCCTTGAAAGTCGTACTGGAGAACAAAGAAAAAACAATTGCGGATTTGAATGGAAGACTATACAGCATCGACCGTTATAAGTCTCGGATAGAAGATCTAGAATCAAAAAATAATACGCTGATGATCGAAAAAAAGCAATTAGCTGATGAAGTCTACGAGTTAAAAAGACAAGAAAAGAAAATTGCTGAAAGAGTATCTGACAAGGTTTCAAAGGAAACTACGGCTGCGATTAAACTGAATCTGAAAAAGAAAATATTGGGGATCAAAGGTAATCTAAGCAAAGGTCAAGTCATTAATTTGATTGATCAAATCCAACAGGATGAACAGGAGGGATAAGAATGAAATATATCATTACTACTGACAACGAAGAACAAGGATGGCTTGATTCCTTTAATGATTGGGCAAATTTTTCATACAAAATGAATCAAGAAGTTAAAGAAGAAAATCTGGATTCTGTAAGGAAAAATATTTACAGATTTAACAATGAGCTTGCTTGCGGTCGTGCTATTCGTTTGATTGAACAGGAGGGATAAGATGGTACCAAAATTTAGAGCGTGGGATAAAAATGACAAACTTATGGGTAAAGTGACCAGTTTAGGCTTTAGCGAAGTGCAACATACACAAGTTAAATTTAGGGTAGTTGATAACGGTAAGCCAAGGGACGTATGGTCTGCATTAGATGATGATGGCTTAGGTACGTGTGTGCTGATGCAATCCACTGGCTTGAAAGGGTATATGTCAGATTCCCACGAAGACGATGAAGAAAAGGACGTTTATAGAGGTGACATCATTGATATCTTTTGGGAAGAGTGGCCTATGGGCTATTACCAAGAAAATCATATGATCGGTGTGGTTGATACAGATGAAACAGGAACAGCATGGGTAATCAAAGATGCCAAGTATGATTTCGACACTCCCCAACCTATACCTAGTGAAATTGATGGTATTTCTGTTTCTACGAGTTTACCTGATGCGGAAGATTTAGAAGAAATATTCTTGCACAATTTTAACTTAGCATCTAGCGATATAACTATTTTAGGCAACATCTACGAGAACCCAGAACTGTTGGAACAAGCCGATGAGTAAAACAAATTTAACCAGACAAGCAGAGAAATGCTTATGGAACTATACAAATAAAATGGGTGTTTTCGGATGTTTTGAAGTCACTATCGGTTGGTACGGCAAAGAGCGAGTGGACTATATCACGTATTCAACAGATAACACGATTCGCTGTTATGAGATCAAAGTCACGCTAGCTGATTTGAAATCAAAGGCAGGTCAAACGTTTATCGGTGATTATAACTATCTCGTGGTAACTAACGAACTATGGGAAGCAATCCAAGCCGATCAAGATTTAGGTTGGAAATACTATCATGAGGGCATTTTGATTTTTGATGAACTCAGCCACAACATCGGCATAACAAGCGTTAAAAAAGCCAAAAAGCGAAATGTCACAATCGGAACTAGGGCGACTGTACTAGAAAGTATGGTTCGTTCGCTGAATAGAGAAGTCGGAAAACTATATAAATTGGCGCCATTTTGGGAGTTGAAAGCCAATGAAAGTTAATCATTACACAGTACTAGCTATGGTATCAATACTGCTAACGATCGCCGGCTTGAGTTGGCTATCCTATACAATTGTGGACCAACAAAAGCAAATTGAGCAGTTACATGAACAGCTGCAGCATGAGCAGATGAAGTACAAGATTATTATCAACGATCCGTTAGTCAGGGATGCGATGGAAGCAGGGGGATGAAAGATGGATTTCGCAGTGTTAGTAGCCGTGGCACTTTTTGGCACAGTATTTGCAAGTGTGATTTTCGGTAAAGAATTAGATGAAAAGGAGAAAGAAGCCATTGCCAAAGAAAAAATCGAAAGTAAAAAAGGAGAAGCGCAAGTTGCTAGAAAAAGCCAAGGTAAATGGAACATTAAATAAAAAAGTCCTTGGTAAGACCTTGAAGAGTTTTAATCATTGATGAAGAACATCAACATGGCTTACATTTTGGAAAATAAAAAAAGCACTACTTTTTAGTAGTGTCTGCTAGTAACTTTGTACAGATTATCTAAAGCTTTTTCTATAGTTATACCACATGCAAAAACTTCTGGATTGTTTTCATAATAAACAAGAAAAAGATTTGAAATAGTATTTAAAGTGATGTGTACAAAAGGTACTTGTAATTGTTCACTCATGGTCTTCACCCCTTTCATAATTATATTATATACCTCGATTATTAAAATAATGTAAATAAAAAAGAAATGTATTCATCTAGACGCCCGAGTCAAGGTGGAAATAAAGAGGAGGTCCAGTTATTGGAAATTAATGTTCATGAACTTTCAGATAAACAATTAGATGAACTAGCTCTAAAAATTAGGAAAGGAATTCAAAAAGACAGGGAATATGAGAAAAAACAGTTCAAGAAAAGAGCTTTTCACAATACAAGATTGCTGATGAACAACTATCACAAGTTAAAAGCCCATAGTGAAGCGGTTGAGGAGCATGTAGAGGAAGTGCAAGGAACATTTTGGGAGCATAAGTGGTTGAACCTCGATTTACTGATGCAAAATAAAGCGAAATCAGTTAAGCTTATGAAGCATGTTGATATATGCCTAGAAGCTTATAAGGAGATTTGTCTTTCAACAGGTAAGCCGGAAGACAAGCGGAAGTGGCGAATCATTAACAAAAAGTTTATTGAGCGTCCATTGTTGAATGATGATAAATTAGCAGAGCAATTACATGTTGATCGTTCTACTATTAGTCGCAACTGTAAAGAAGCGCTTGAAGATTTATCGGTAGTTCTGTTTGGTATCGACATGATTAATGATTGGTAGCCCATGCACAAAACATGCACACACATGCAACAAATCCAGTGATACAATAGTATTGTAGAAATTTTTAAATATCAGGGCGCACTCCTTTATGATTCGTTGGCAGACCTACTTTCGTGATTACCTTTCAGCGCCCTGTATTTAATTAAGACGGCACCCAAAAATTTAAAATGAATGGAGTTGAACACACTCCTTATCTTCATTCGCTAGCCGTCTTAATTTTATGTCACTGTGGCAGACCGGGGAAATGCAGAGGCTATGCATAGAATGTGTACGACTCGTAAGTGAGGTTCAAGTCCTCACCAGTGGCTTTGGGAGTTGTCGATTAGATTACTCACATGATCTTTGGTACTTCCTACTTTGCAGTCCCTCGGGGCTGCTTTTTTACATTGCTTTCGTTCTAAATAACAATTATTATTGTTTTGAATGGAGGGTGATAAGCATGAATTACGAAGAGTTGAAAGAATATGTAGGTAGTCAACTACCTGAAACATCTAAGCTGACGATAATGAAGCGCGTTATAGATGATATCGCAAGTGAATTCTTTAATTTAAAGAATAAATTGACTGAGGATCTTAACATCGATGAAAATCAGAACAATATCAACGTAGCGAAAACTGGGAACCGTAGAGGAACTGTACTCAGCATCGGAGACCGCCAAATAAAAGTCGATTATGATGGAGATTCACATATCGAGGTTATAGTGTATGAGCCGGGAGTTTTAGATGCAACAAAGATTGACGATATCATTTATAGAGATGGAAAAGCCGTCTATGAGGGTAATGGCGAACTATTTGATTTAAAATCGATAGAAAGCTATCTTGATTGGTTCAAAAAATAATTGGTTGACACCCTAAAAACAGGGTGTCTTTTTTTACATACTATTACAAAACAACACAGACTGTGAGGTGGTGGTGAATGGATGGCTAGACAAAGAAACCCAAATAGAGATAAAGCCTATAAATTGTGGCTAAAATCAAAAGAACGACCTTTAGTAGATATAGCCAAGGAATTAGGAGAACGTCCGTCAACTATCAGAAAATGGAAATCACAAGATAACTGGGAGCGTTCCGATTCCAAAAGGAGCGCTCCGAATAAAAAGGAACACTCCGATAAGGCAAATGATTCACCGCAATTAATAATTAATAACGATGACCTGACAGAGCAACAAAAGTTGTTCTGTCTTTACTATTTACAATCATTTAATGCAACGAAGGCGTATCAACAAGCGTATGGATGCGACTATAATTCCGCTAGGTCTAACAGCATAAGATTGATAGCAAAAGATAGCATAAAGGTCGAGTTAAGAAGGCTGAAGGCGGAATTGCAGCAAGATGTCTTTCTTGATGTAAAAGATCTGATAAGAGAATACGCAAA